GTAGGAACGTAAGTTGTAACCCATTGACCAGTGCCACCAAGGTTTGTCCAAAACAACATCTGCCCCGATGTTGAAAGACCAGTTACGTTGACGGAGTAGCCTTGAATACCCACAACTGTTGAAGCTACCGAGCCCGAACCAGGACCAGCCGTAACGTCGCCTGTGAGTTGGGTAATACCAGAACCGCCACTTGTTGCGTTGGTCCACCTAGAAGCGTTAGTACCATTTCCAACCGATACAAGTGTCAGGTCAGGTGAGGTTGTATTTGGAATGTTTGGCACTATGACCTCACTGGGTACGGATCAAGAATGAATGTTGTGTGCCATGTTCCTGGGTCTGCTTGAAAGTCATGGCTAATTGATTCTACAACAGCTAGTTCGTTGATGATTCCTGCGCCTGAAGCATTTGGCATCTTGCGCTTGAATCGAACCACATCTGAAAAGTTTGTTCCAATAAGCGCCGGTATGTATTGACCATTATTTGTTTCAGATCGTAATTCTACGCTTTGAATACGTGGAATAGGTGAACGGAATATGTATCCTAAAAAGTTTGCAGAGGACAATGCTGCGTCCAAAGACGTTTGCATGGTTGATGATTTTGACAAGACGCTGTATCCGTACAGCTGCTCATAGGTGTATGAAGTTCCAGGAACGGTTCCGGTGTTGGTGTATACCTGTTCGCTACCGGCTTGAGGGATTACCTTGACCGTTGTCCAAGTGTCTACGTCGTCACGAGTTACCTGCAAGGATGGACCGTAATAAGGAACACCCGTGTCGTCGTCGGTCCACACATAGTTCCCTGTTGGGTTAAATGAACTTGGATACCAAGTACCGCTGTAAGGGATTGTTCCTAGACCAGTTCCCGATGGTCCGTTCCACACCCATGTACCGTAGTAATACTGAGGGTTGTAGTAAAAAGCGCCGTTGGGGCTTTGAAAAAATGGACCAATGTCTGTGTCGGTAATCTGTTGAATTAACGAAAGGGCGCTGCTGTTTGAAACCGGTGCATCCCAGTAGTAAGGCTCAACTTGATAAGTTCCGTTTGTAGCTCCATACACATACGGTGTGTATGTTTTGTAGCCAGTTGCTATGTTTAGCAAGCCCACTGTTTGACCGTACGAGTTTGTCCATGTTGGCAGCACTACGGTTGGAGTTCCACTTACAAGCCGGACACTCCCATATCCTGAAATGCAAAGCACTTCAGCAATTCGGTCTCCTGAGTAAATAGATACGTTATTTACTGGGTGTCCTTGTTGAAGAAGAATACCTGCTTTGTATCTAAGTTTGACTTCGTTGCTTAGTGTTGCAACGGTTCCATACGTGTTGGTGCTCATCACCACTTCGTCTATTTGAGCCGAAAGGGTGTTTGAAGTAAGTGTTTTTCCGTCAAATCCAATAGCTAAATAACTGCCTGGGTCAAAGGTAAATAGACCGAATGATTGAAGACTCGACCCACCACTTGCAAAAATACCGTCAGCGTAAAGTTCCAAGAACCCATTGGGTAGGGATACTAATCCTATGTGATGCCAGTACCCGTCATTGAGATAAACACCAGAGATTTTGGCGTTTCCAAGAGGTGTTGAGCCATTGTAAACAATGACCGATAGTTCACCAGTGGTTTGAACAAACATCTTTAAGGTGTAAACAGATGGTGAGCCACTTACAAAAACGTCTTGTGTAAGAATTGTTTGACCAGCAATGGCGTTTCCTAGTATCCAGAAATCAATGCCATTCCATAAACTTGGAAATGTTGTTATGTTAAATTCACCAGAGCCAGTTGTAGCTGCGCCTGATATTCCGTTAACCCCACCATTTCCTAAGTCAACGCAACCATTAGAACTGTAGATAATGGCTCCGGCGTTTGGAAATGAAACAACGCCTTGATACAAGCCTTCTGATGCTCCCGTTACTTGATCATAAATGTTGGCTATGTAAGCATGGCCCGTGCCTTGTGAAATTCCTGTAACGGCAGGGAAGGTTGTTTTTACAGTAAAAGAAGACGGTGTAGCAGAGTCAATAACCGTAGGAGGAATGTTAAACGAGCCGGTTCCCGATGCCGTTGATAGGCCAGTTACGGTAACTAATTGTCCTGCTTTAAATACGTTTACCGACGTGTAGGTAATAACGTAGTAACCACCAGTGTATGTAGCGGTGGCTCCAGTAATTGTTGCCGTGCTAATTGTGTTTGCTCTAAACCATGCAGCTGTGTTGCTTGTGCTCACGTATGATTCCCAGAATGTATTGGAAGTCATAAACTTAAGAGACAAGAATTTAGTCATGTCCGTAGCGTCAACTAACAATTCAGAGTTAAGTTGGTCTGTTACTTGCTCTCGGATGCTGTCTACAGCACCCCAGAAAATTGGGTAAGTTGTACCAGACCACGTTGCGGTTACAGCAATTGGCATACGAACATTAAGAAGGTTTGGTGATCCGTTAAAGTAACCGTTACGGTTATTAACAGTCATTTTAAGGGTTGCAGCTTCAACTCGGTCTAGGAAATGTTGCTTTCCTGATGCCGTAGTAAAATCCTCAACGTACAAAGTTATGTTGGTCCAGTACGGAGTTCCTGAGTACGACGTAGTAAAGTTAACTTGGGTGGCTGTGTTTAGTGAGTTGCCACCAAGTGTAGGGTTGAAAGCCACGTAAACATTAAGCGTTGGAAGCGCACTAATCTGCGTCATGAAAGTCTCTTGCCTTGGTTTACATTCAATTCAGTTGATGGAAGAATTGTCTGGTTATTGACTTGTTTTCCACCAGTGTTTGAAAATAGGTTACCCATACGGCGCACGTCTTTTGTAAGCATATTCCTAACCATAATAGATACAAGTGACATAAAAGTTGCATCTGCAATAAGCGCTTTTGCAAGAACAGACATGTCAATTTCAATGTTTATTTCTTGGTTATTTTCTGAACTGTTAGGTACGCTTGCTGGCATTATCTTGGCTTAACTGTAACAGTAAATCTAGAAGTTCCCATCATTGATTTGTTGGGAGGCATAATTTGAATAACGGTTCCCATAGTATTGCCCGAAGGTTTTTTCCCAGGGGGAGTGTAATGGAATTGAGGAATGTCTGGTATACCAGGATGACCAGGTAATTTTGTAGTAAACCAGTTAATTACGTTTTTAATTGCATCTAACGTTGTTGCAGTAACGTCCCAAGCGCCCTTAGCTTTGTTATGAGCAAATTCATCTTTTGCATTTTGCACAACGTCAGCACCAGGACTGAAATGCTTTCCGATAAAATTACCTGCCAACGCTCCAACACCTAATGCAAGGCCAATTGGTCCTAGGTATGGAAGGAAGCTAGCAGCAGCTTTTTCTCCTGCAACAACTTCTCCTGCCGTACCTGCTATTTGAGCAATGTTTGCACCAGCCCCAAGTATATCTGAAGCCCCTAATGCAGTTGCGGTTGCAAGAGTGTTTGCTGCAATTTCTGCAAGTAGCGCAGTTTGAGATACGTTTTGTGCAGCTGTTACGGCTGCGCTTGTGGTTCCCGTAATAGTCTTTACAACATTTGATATGGCTGAACCCAGCTTGAAAGCTATTGATCCAGCGAACAATGCAATAGCGGAATCAGAGGCAATTGTTTTAATTAGTGGGTGGTCTGTAAAATACTGAATTGCGTTTTTAGCCCAGTTTGCCAAATTGTCTATAGTTGGTAGAAAAAACAAACCAATTCCAGTTAGAACATTCTTAGCCTGGTTTTTCAATTGAGTTAATTTAAAGTTCAGTTGGCTACTGGTCATACCGAACGTAGTGTTCAAATCTGCATTAGATGATTTGTTCAGTTTGTCATTAAGAGATGATAATTCTGGAATTTGTTTAGCAAGAGCACTAATAATTCCAACAGAACTTTGACCAAAGGTTCCAGCAATTAAAGCATTTAAAGGTATTCCAGTTTTTCTGGATTGTGTTTCTAGTTGTTTAAGAACGTCAATGAAACCAGTACCAGGAGTTTTAGCGGTTTTGGCTATAGCATTTGCGTCAAGGCCAAATGCCTTTAGTGCTTTTACAGAAGCTTTTGTCGGGTTTTCAATTTTCTGCATTCCAGTGGCGATTGAAACAAATGCTCGCCCACTGTCATATCCTGATTTAGAAGCTATAGCCGAAATAGATGCAGCTTCCGCCATGTTGATTCCAACACTGGCTAGTGCCCCACCTACCTTACCCTTTAAAATTGATACAAGGTTGTCCAATGATCCTATGTGCGCCTTGTTTGCATTGACCATAAGGTCAGAGATGGCAGCGACATCCATGCCTTTTGCAATCTGCAGATTTTGAGCTGCAACAATTGACTTAGATATTTCTGCTACGTCGCCACCAGTAATGATGGCTGCTTTAGCTGCAGCATCTACAAGTGCGTAGCCATTTGCTCCTGTTATTCCAGCTTTTTCTACTACAAGAAATGCTTCTGCAATCTTGTCAGACGAAATAGTTGTTTCGTTAGAAACATCCATTATCTTAGTCTTTAAGTATTCCATTTCTGCTGCGGATGCGTTTGACTGGTTTTGAATTTTGTCAAGTGCTTCTGTGTATTTAAGTGCGCTTTCAATTCCAACACCAATTATGGCCACGCCAACACCAATGATTGCTGTTGATGCTTTCTTCCCAAAGGCAGTAAGTTTTCCACCAGTTGTTTCGGCAACTGTACCGAACTCTGTCATCTTGCCTTCGGCTTCATCCATCTTTGCCATGTATTCTTTGGTGTCAGCAATAAGTGTGGCGATTACTGGTGGAAGAAGTCCTCCCATTTTACGCCTCCTGAGCAGCGATTACGAGTGAGTTAAATAAAATGTCAAGCTGTGGAATCGAATTGTCAATTCCAGGTTGCATGAACGGGAAAGGTCGAGTGGTGTAATAAGGCCAACGCCCGTTACCGTGAAACCCAAGTTCAATGCGTCGTCCGTAGACAATGTGAGGACCGGTTTGCGATTCCCATCTACCTACGCCTGTTTTTCTAGCACCATCTGAGTAGATGCTGGCCATTAGGTTTCCAGTTCGACGAGTTGGTAAAGGCCATGCGTCTGAACGCCATTTTTCTGTTATAGAAGCATCAGAACCAGTAATAAACATTTTTTTAGCTTCACGCTTGATACGCTCTGCCCCTTCAAGAACAAATTCACGAGATGCTTCTTCAACACGCCTATTCATAGCATTCATAGCTGCTATGAATTCTGGTATTCCTTCTATATAATCAGCCACGCTGAACCTCGTTCATGGTGTTTTCAATGGCGATGAGCCAGTCTGTA